TAAACAAGCATTAAAATCGCGCGATTCTAGAATTAAGAATATCTATTATAATCACGCCAAGTCTAAAGAGTTTCTAGATTATTTAAATACTATTTAGATCGCCGCGATTCATCAATAGCCATTTTGAGTCTATTTTTAGCCTTATTAAGTTCTTGTACAGCAGAATCCATCGCTTGTTTTTTCTTACTTTCTGGAATTTTCGTATTAAATCGAAGTTGTTTTAATTTACGTTGTCTATCTTTAATGTGAGCAATTTCATCAGCTACATTAATTGGAGCTTTATTAACCTTCCTTATTTGTAATGGTTCATAACCAATAAACTGTTTTACTTGGTTAACAATATTCTTATCATCAACATACTCCGATATAGTGTGTTGATTTTTTCCTTTAATCCATTTAATGTCAGGGTAAGGAAAATACTTTGATGTTAAATCCCAATCATCTTTACTTCCAAAACTAAGTGTATTACCGGGGTTAACTTTATTTATGCCTAAGTAAGTACCAGCATAGTTAATTTGTTTAACTTTACTAACGTTACCTCCCATTTCTTTAAAGATATTAATAGCTTCAGAATTAATAAAACTACCAGAACTAAATCCATGTAAAACTAAATCTTTATCGGGATATGTTTTAGCGTAAGAATACATATCAGCCGCTAACTCTCTAGCTGTTGGATTATAACCATCTTTAATAAATGGTTTAGCCCATGCAATAGATCCATTCTTTAATAACTCTAATTTATTCTTATAGTTTCTACCTAGATACTTCACATTACTATTAGATGTGTTAACTGGTATTATGTGTTCTTGCGTTTTATCAAATAAGTTTCGTACTTTATGTGCAAAGCTAATTGATTGACGTGCTTCTAGATTACTTGCATTAAATCCACCTGTTGTAAAGTGAACTCGTTTTACTTTATCTGATAGTTTAACAGGTGTTATATTATTAGCTAATTTAAATGCTTCTTTAGCTGATGTTTTATATCCATTAATATAACGTCGTTTTAGTAATAGGTAACTAGCAGCAGTTAGTCCAAGTGTACTTGCAGTAACTATAGTTGCTTTAACTAATGCACTGTCTTGTTTACGTTGGTACTGTTTAACTAGTTTACCTTTCCTTACATACGATTTAACTTTAACGTCTTGTTTAACCATTAGATGTCACTTAGAAAATAGATTATTTTTTTATTTAATGCTCGACTAAAGTTGCCTAGTCTATCTGCTGCTACAGAATACTTACCTGTCTCTATCTTACTTAATACACTTCTCTGCATAAATAGTTCCTTAGCTAACTGTTCCTGAGTTAAATTAGCTTCTTGTCTAGCTCGTTTAATTTTGTTACCGATTAACTTACGTTTATCTATCATGTGCTTATTAAGAACAATAACCCACTATGTCTATTATATTCACTATTATGAAACATATAGAGCTAGTAGGAGTTAAATCACAATAAACAAGTATGAATAAATTAGCTTATTTTTCAGCTTCTAATTTAGAAACAATAAGTGAGTCACCTAATAAGGTAATTAAGAAAGGATTAGTCCTAATTGAAGGTACTCATGTTGACTCTAAGAAGAGAACACATACATTTAGTCCAGCTAGAATACGTGAGATAGTTAGTAACTCTAATGCGTTATTTGCTAAGACTCGCATTCCAGTATTGATGGATCATAAGAAGGAGCAATCTAGTGTTATTGGAGATGTAGAATCTCAATTTCAATGCACTACTATTAATGAAGATAATTTTCCTGGTGCTGATGATAAGGGATTAACTGGTAAGTTAGGTATCTTTGTTAATCAAATCGCAATTAAAAGTGGTGAAGCAATACGTCAGTTAAATGAAGGATTATTAAACACACTTAGTCCTGGCATTGATGTAGTAAGTAATGCAATACGTGAAATTAGTGCAACACCTAATCCCGCCATTGCTAATCTAAGTCTATTTAAACGTGCCGAATTTGAATCAGATGCACTTACATTTGACGACTTAGAGAACAGTGATGATATGTTAGATAAGATTCGTAATCAATACGAAGATTTAACTAATAAGTTATGGGAACTAACTGAAACTATTCAGACTATTGATGAACAAGCACTTAACGGTCAGAGTCGTGAAGAAGTACAGTATCAAGCTATTAATGATTTCGCCACTCGTTTTCTTACGTTGATTGGATCTGGTGAGGAAGAACAAGATCCTATGATGCAGGAAGCTAATGGTGGATCTTATCCGAACCAAGTGCAAGGTTATCAAGCTCAAGGTCAACAACAGAATTGGGGTATGCCTCCTAATGATCCTAACGCTCGTTATGCTAGTGGATTACCTATTGCAGCATTTAGTATGGCTGAGATGGAAGCAGTTAACCGTGCTGAATTTGGATTGATTGATAGTGCTAAGAATTTAGGTTCTCGTGTTATTAATCGGGTTAGTCGAGATACTTCTGCTATTGGTAAAGCTTATAGTTCTGGAGTACGTAAATCTTGGAAACTTGGTAATAAAGATAAAATCAGTTTAGGCAATAAATTAGCTGGTGTAGGTAATGCTGCTAGAAAATCTATGAGAACTAAAACTGGTAAAGGTTTAGCTATCGGTACTGGTGCATTAGTTGGAACTGGTGCATTAGTTGGAGCATACCGTGGATTAAGTGGTAAGAAACAAACTGTAATAAATAACTATAACTAACGTCTATGAATTATACAAATCGTCCTATTGCTGCCTATACGATGGCAGAATTTGAATCATTAACTAGCGACAACGCTGATTTTGCTAGAGGTAGAGGTAAGGATAAGAAGAAACGTAAATCTCGTGCTGGTTTATATGCTGGTATTGGTGCTGGTGCAGTTGGATTAGGCGGACTTGGAGCTGCTGGTATGAGATATGGTGGTGCTGAAATTGGTAAAAAAACTGCGGATAGTAGATTAAGTAAAGATATGTATCGTTCTCAAAGTGCAAAACTTAAAGATGATATTTTATCTCGTTCTGGTGGAGCTAAAGGTCAATTTGATAGAGATGTTCAATCACTTAAAGATATGGGTGATAGAGTTAAGAACTACGATTATAAAGGCGCACCTGGACGAGCATTTGATGGTATTAAAGGTGCTGCTGGTAAAGCTGGTAAATTTGCTAGTCTACGTGGACAACAAGCTGCTACGTTAGCTACATCTGCTCCTGGATTAGCTGTATTAGGTGCTGCTACGGCTGCGGCTGGAGGTTATGGTATTTACAAAGCATATAAGAAAGGTAAGAAAAAATAATGCAGTTATTATCTGACTACCGAATAGCTGATTTCGCTAGGACTCCTGGTAGTAAGGATAAGAAACCTCGCAAGTTTAGCTTACGTAAATTAGGTAGAGCTACATTAACTAGTGAAGCTGCTAGTGGTGCAGCTAATGGAGCGCAAATCGGTGGAGTCTTAGGTTTAATATCTAGTAACCCTAAAAATACATTTCGTAGAACATTAAGAGGTAGTGCTGCTGGATTAGCCATTGGTACAGGACTCGGTATAAGACACGCATATAAACAACAAAACAAATAACTAAGACGTATTATGAACGAAGCTATTGAATATCACAATCAACTATTTGCGGATTTAGTTGAGAATCTACAAAATGCAGTTGCCGCTGGTGTGATGTTGAAGGACGAATATAAGCAACACATGACTCAAGCATATCTCGACCTACAAGAACGCATTGCTGCTGAATTAGAAATTGATGAAGAAGATATCTATGATGTAGTTGGTGAAGCTGCTTACTCTACTGGTGATGAAGTTGCCGAATTTAGTGTAGGTAGTGAATATGGTGCAGCGTTACTTGAACTTGGCGAAGCTGCTGGTTATGATGACATTGAGGAATATCTAATTGATCTCAGTGATGCTCTAGAATGTAATCCTGATGTATTACTTGGTATCATTGAAGGTGAAATTGCTCCTACTGATAATCTCTCATTAGCACTATCTAAAGTTCTCGGACTTGATGAAGCTACTGAAAATCAACTATTAGTTATGGGTATTGAAAGTCGTGGTGAAGACATCAATGATTACTTAGATACGAATGAAGAATTAGATGAAGAAGACCAGGAAGCTGACTATGCTACATACCAGAACAGTGAGTTCGCCGAATTTAAACGCAACACTGAGATTAAAGAAGCTCTAGCTGATGTAGCTGAACGTGCTTACGCTCTTGTAGAAGCTGGTAAGATGACTCCATTTGCAGTTCAATCTCTACTGGGTAACTTCAGTGCTAATGAACGTATCGCGGCATTTAGTACCGTGTGTGCTGAGAACGAAGTTGATCCTGCAACTCAACTCTATGCAATGAATACTGTACTTGAAATCTTCGACCGTATGCCAGCTATGGAAATGGGATTCTTCGCTGAGGAAGTTCTTGATGAAGAAGAATTAGATGAAGAAGCTGATTTGAGTTCTATTGCTGCTAACTACATTAAAAAATATCGTTCATAAACTATGCCTTATTTCAATCAATCTCAAACGTTTCTAGTTGATCCTGCCATTCTCGCATTCAGTGATGGTAATCATCCTAATGTGTCGGCAACTGTGCAGAATACTTACATTAGTCTTAATACTGAAGCTCGCAAACAAGTTCCTGCTGGACTATTTGTTGCTCAAGTAGGTAACGTACTGCGCTTCCTACCTCGTACTAAGTTAACTGCTGTAACTGCTACTGGTGCTGCAACTGTAACTGCATCTCCAACTAATATCTTTGTTGCTGGTGATGTATTAACTGTAGTTGAACCATATTCTACGCTAACTATCACTACTGTAACTGTTGCTCAAACTGTAACTGTTACTGTAGAAGGTTTAACTGCAACTGCAACTGCAACAACTAACAATACTACAACTACTGCTAGTGAAGTTGCTACTGCTATTAATGCTACTGCTGGATTATCTGATTTAGTTCGTGCAGCATCTATTACTAACAAGGTATTTATCTTTGCAGTTGATGGACTTACTAACCGCGCCATTACAACTGCTGGTACTGTAACTAGTGCTGCATTATCTAGTGCAACTCTAGTTCCTAATGCAACTGCTGTTGGTACTATTGCATTTATTGATTACACAACTGGTGTTATTACATTAACTGGTAACGCAAGTGTAGCTCTACCTATTGGTACTAATATCGGTGTTAGAGTTAATGCAATTGTAGGACTTCATGTTCATGCAGTTGATTATACTGTTGCAACAGCTAAGGATCTAGCTCTCTATACTATTGCTAATGGTGTTCGTATCCAGTATCTACCATACTTCGATGGTGATATTGCTAGACGATTCCCTGGCATCAATTTCGCTTACAAATTCTAACTAACCGGGCGTTAATGACGTATGTTAATGATGTATGTTATCGCGCCCACTATCCTACTTTTTTCTTACTATGGGTTCAGTTTCTAATTTTCTTACCGATAAGTTGCAAGCTAAAGTTGCCGAAACTCTAGTAGACGATACTATTGCTCGTCTGCGTCAGAGAACTAAACTTATTGATCAATTCATGCCTATTAAGACGTATGAGGACGATGAGTTCCTAGCATACGTAAGTGAACGTCTCACACCAGTTGCGAACTTTATTGCTCCTGGTGCTGAACCTCCAGTTATCTCTCATGGTGGTTTCCGTCGAGTAATCGGTGAACTAGCTAAGTTAGGTAATAGCTATTCATTCGATGAAGTAACTCAGAAACAGATGCGTAAGGCAATGGAAGAAGCTGCCTATAAACGCGCTAGTGTTATGACCATGAAGTTAACTGATAACTCCGTCATTAAGGGTACTAACGATATGCTCGTTAAGTATCTCTATGGTCACATTGAGGGGATCGTCCAATCTCATGCTGATAGACTTACTAGCATGGCTTGGCAAGTTGTTCAGACTGGTCAATTGAGTGTATCTGATGCAATTACTAAGGTTGCATGGACAATTGATTTCCGTCGTCCTGGTGCTAGTTATAACCACTTCCCTGATGCTCTTGTTGCTACTGGTAACACTGCATCTCCTAAGTTGAACAAGTGGACTGACTACGCTAATGCTGATGGTATCGCTAACTTAGAAGATGCTGTAACTACTTATGTCAATACTAATGGTTACAAGCCTGATCTCATCGTAATGAGTAATACTGCATTGCGTGATCTTCAGAAACAAGCATCTACTATTGCTCGTGCTAGACAATCAGTTGGATTTGCACAAGTAGGTTCTGTTAGCTTCCCAATGTTACAAGAGGTAATGGCTTCTAATAACCTACCTCCTATTAAGGATTATGATGAGTTCTATCAAGTAGATAATACCTACTCTGGTAATACTAATACTATTGATAGCTACATCAGTAACGCTCGATTCCTTAATGAGAATTGCTTCGTATTCCTCAAGGATGGAATGGGTGAGCAAGCTATTGGTACTCCTGAAGAACAGAAAGTTGTTAAAGATGGTGTATTAACAGGTACTGAATCTCCTGTAATGGTACGTGTTTATGAGAAGACAACTGTGCCTATCAACGATGTTTTGCAAGCGATTGAAACTTTTTGTAGTCGCCTATTTAAGTAATTAAGTAGTAAAAATTCGGTGAATTGCTGGAACATCCAGAAGTGGACAATCAGCAGCCAAGCTTAACCAGGAATGGTTTTGAAGGTTCAACGACTAGGTTTCGAGTCCAGACCGGACAGTAACAAACCCACGAGTGCCGAACATCCCAAGTGGATGATGATATAGTCTGAACAGTAGATATAACACATGAAACTACTGATACGTAGGATAAAGAGCTTACGTGGTAACAAAATGATCAATGGTTTTACCAGTAATTTATTCTCCCAAGAATCTGTATGCTCAAGTAGTTAGATAATAATTCCCTATTTCTAACTAGACCGAGTTTAAGTTGTGGTATAATGATCTTATGACGTAAATGAGATTATTATGCCACAATTTATTTATTTGGTGACAAACTCAATTAATGATAAAAAATATGTTGGACAAACAAATAGGACAATTGAAAAGCGTTGGTCAGAACATATTAGAGCCGGTAATTATGTTGGAACTAAAAGTTTATTATCAAAAGCAATTAAGAAATATGGTGTAGATAAATTTAAAATTGAAATTATTAAAACTTTAGAAACAACAGATCAGTCAGAAATTGATAAAACTGAAGTTTATTTTATTAAAGAATATAATGCTTTAACACCTAACGGTTATAACGTATTAAATGGTGGTAAAGGTTGTTTTCTAACACCTGAAGGTAAAGAGTATTTAAAAAGAACGATGACGAGTCGTTGGCAGAATAAAAGTTATCGAGCTTCTATGTTAGGTAGCACTTTAATTTCTGCTAGATTAAAAAACAATACCTCTGAAGCTAAATTAAAACGAGGTAATAGTTTAGTTAGAAATCGTCGTTACTTAATAACTACACCAGATGGAATTGAGTATTGTACTTACGGTGTAACTCACTTACAACAACTAGATTTAGATGTAAGTAGTTTAATTAAAGTTGCTCGTAATAAGATGACTAATCATAAAGGTTATAAAGTTAAATCACTTAATGATGATTATGTAACTGTAGATAAAACATATTTAGATTACGTTAACAAATACGAATGTATTAGTTTAAATAAAGATAACTACAGTTTTTGTTCTTATGGTATTGATGCTATTAAAGAACAACTTAAATTAGATATATGTCAGAAGACAATATCACATCACATTAATAACGCTAATTTAATTAACGGTTATCAAGTTAGAGATATTAATGCAGAACCAATTATTAAACAATATCTACCAGATGCTGAACGCTTCATATTGACAACACCTGAAGGTGTTAGTTTCTGTCGTTACGGTATGGAAGATTTAACTGAAGAAACTGGATTAAATGCTAAAGCGGTGTACCCATTAATGAATCCAAATAGTCCTCGTTATGGTCGCAAAATTAACGGTTGGAGTTGTGTTAGAGCTAATGAATCAGAGGAAACAAGAGATAAGTTATTAGCTGATAAAGCTGCTAAGTTAGCTGAAGATAAGTTAATCAATGATGCTAAAAAGAGTTGGCAACAAGTAGTTAATAAACGTTACCTATTAACTAACTTAATAACTAATGAACAGTTATGTTGTTATGGATTAGTTCACCTTAAAGAATCACATGGTCTAGATGGTAGTTGTTTAATTAAAGTAATTAAGGGTAAAATTAAACATCACAAAAACTGGACGTGCATTAAGATAGAAAACTGACATTAACAGCGAAGCAAATAACACTTATAATGATGGTAGTAATTATCATCATTTTTATTATGGCTAGACGTATTGGTAGTAAGGATAAAGTTAAGAGAGAGAAACGCAATCAATTTGGTTTAACTAGAAGTGATCTAATTAATGAACGTAAGAAAACAAGGAACTACGCAATAGCGGGATCTGCGGTAGGTGGGACAATTGGATATGGTGTAAGTAGAAAATTAACTAAAAGATTTGATGCAAATATTAAGTTAGCTCAAAATAATTTAGATGATGCAATTGCACGTAAACCTACTTTAATGAATGACGTTAGACTCAGTGCAATGAATGATGATGTAATAAATCAATATAAGAATGCTATTAATAAAACTAGAAATGCAACTAGATTACTTAAAGTTGCAACACCATTAGCAGGAGCAGCTATAGGAACTGGAATTACAATGGGTTACTTAGCTAATCAACGAGCAAAGAAACAACGTAATAGGCTCAAATAACATGGCACGTAAACTAGGTTCTAAAGACAAGAAGAAGCGTAAACTTAGATTAGTTAACATAGGTACAGTAGGTGGACTTGGTGCAATTGTAGGAAGTGGAGTTAATATGATTGGACTTAAATCATTAACTGAACAACGAAAACGTGAGTTAGGTGTAAGTAATTTAGACATAAGGGATAAACGACGTAAACTAACTGAACTTATTGCTAATGATTATCGTAATGATGTTAAATCAGGTAAACGTATTGTAGATGAAGCTAAGAAAGTAGCGGTACTTACATATCAAGCTAAACGAGATACGGGAGCTAAGATAAACGATGATAAGTTACGTGAAGTTATGGAACGTCCGAATAAGTTAATTGAGCAGTTTACTAAACAAGCTAAAGATAGAGGTAAATCGCAATCTAATGTTAGACGTACTATAACTAAACAACTTAAAAATGATGCTTATAACGCAAGTAATAAAATCATTAAATCACGTCTATTAGGAGGTGCTGCAATTGGAGCATTAGCAGCAGGTGGAAGTTATGCAGTTTATAAGAAGTTAACTAAACGTAAGAATAAATAACTCTATTTAACTTGTTTATATAACTTCTGCAATACTTTATCTCTACTAACATTTTTAACTTTAGATTCTCTAGTTCTAATTCTCTTTTGTAATGACTTACTTAACCTATACCATTTAGACTTAGGAATATACATGATAGATAACTTAAACAACTTTAACTATGATAACTCTAATCAATGATCTGGCTAACTTCGCACGAGGTAAAGGTGATAAGGATAAAGTTAAACGTAAACAACGTAACTCTATAATTCGTAATTCTGTATTAGGAACTGCATTATTAGGAGGATTAAGTTACCTTGCTTTAAAAGGTAAAGGTATTAAATCTTCTATTAATGTACCTAAACCTAACACACCAATACCTACTCAAACAGTTAATAAAAAACAGAAAGAGCTACAAAATGAAATAGAGAAGTTAAAGGATTTAAAGAATAAAATTAACAATCCCGAAACTATACTATCTGATAATAATTTACCTACAGAGTTATCAAAGCCTAATGTAAATGCAGAACAAGTTGGTAGAACTGCATTTAAAAAGCAAGTTAGAGATATAAGACAAAAAAATAGTAATTTAAAAGCTAAACCAATAAAACCAGATAAAATAGTAGCATCGGGTAACATAGGTAATGAATACAAACAAATTACTTATGATGATTTAAAAAACTATAAAAAATTAGAAGAATTAGCTGGTGATAGTCAACAAGCTGCTAAATGGTTAAAAGAAATTAAGAAACAAAGAAGTAAGAAAATACAAGAGCGTGTATTTCTATTACAACAAGCTAGTAGAAGAAGATTAGCTGAAAAGTATGGTGTAAAGAAAGCAGATAAAATTATAAATGATTCATTAAGTAATGATCTTTATAAAACAATAGGAGTTAAACCTAAACGCGGTTATTCTCAATTAACAAGTAAAAGTAGAAAAAAAGCTAGAAGTAGAATAGCGAAATTAATAGCTAGACGTGAAGTTATAGATACAGATGCTTATTATACTTCTGTTAATAAACTAGCTACATTTGCGAGAAACAAAGGAAGTAAAGATAAACGTAAGAGAAAGTTACGTGATGGTAGAACATTAACACCTAATAAGCCAATCGCAGCGAACGATGGCGTGCATAAGAAAATAGTATTAGCTAGTAAATTAGTTGATGGTAAGAAAAAATACAAAGTAATTAGATTCGGCGCAATCGGATACGGACATAATTACTCACCAGAAGCTCGTAAAAATTACTTAGCTAGAAGTGGCGGCATTAAGAATAAAAGTGGTCAATTAACTAAGGATGATAAGTTTTCGGCTAATTGGTGGTCGAGAAAAAATCTATGGAGTCGTAATACTAAACCATCTGGAACAGGGAGATTTGCTAACTAATATGTTTCTAATATCAGATGTAACTACATTTAGTAAGAAAAAAGGTAAACGTAATAACTTATTACTTGGTGGCGCAATTCTCGGTACTGGTCTATTAGGAGTTGTAGGAGTTAAATCTTATCTTCGTAATGGTAAATTAGTTAGACAATATAATCGTAATCAGGTTGTTAAAACTACCGTTAAATCAACTAATGTAAACGAGTTAAATAGTTATTTAAGTAATAGTAACTTTAGTTTTAATGAGTTGTTTAGTAAGTTTAATTTAAATAAAATAGACGATGAGTATGAAGGTAATCTATTTGGTGCAATTAAAGATAAATACGTTAAACAACATAACTTAAGTAAGTTAGAACAAACTACTTTAAATAAATATATTAAACATGATGGACATGACGATATTAATAACTATCTTATAACTGGTGATGCTACAGATGAAGTTAAACAAACTGTAAATAACTTAAATAACTTATTTGATAGACTACCTAAGTTAAATAATAGTGAGACTTATAGATATGTTAAAGATGTTAATCTAAATGATTTAATATCTAACTACAAAATCGGAAGTATAGTAACTGAACCTAGATTTACATCAGCTACAACTAATGAAAGATTTAATGACGATTTCCTTAACTATTCTAAAGTGAGGTTTAAGATTAAATCTAAATCAAATAACTCTAATGCAGTTGATATACGAGGGTTTAATCCTAAAGAAGAAGAGGTTATATTTAAATCAGGAACTAGCTTTAAAATAAATAACATTAAACAACATGAGTTTACTTATGAAACTAGATCAAATAAAAACAAACTCTGGAAAGGTTATGAAATTGAAATTGAAGAAGTCTAAGTCTACTAGATTTGATTTTCCAATTGGGTTAATTAAAAGATGAACAACAACTACACTAAACCATCATTAAGAGAACGTATTAAGTCACGCATTAAGAATAGTAATGTAGGTGGTACTGCATCTGGTAAATGGAGTGCTAGAAAGAGTCAGATGTTAGTTAAACAATATGAACAATCTGGAGGTAGTTATAAAGGTAAGAAAAATAAGGAGCAGAAGTCCTTAGTGAAATGGGGTTCAGAAAGGTGGGCTACTAAATCCGGCGAACCTAGTAGTAAAACTGGAGAACGTTATCTACCAAGTAAAGTAATAGAT